TAAAGCTGACAAGTCCACGGATAGCCCCAGTGCTTTGAAACACTGATCCCGACCAACTCCACCCTGTGGAGGTCCCAACACAATCCCACCTGTCAAGAGGGATGCGGATATGCAAACATGTAAGGAGTTTGGACGGATATTACTTGTACCTATAGTGCTACTGGGGGTTGGTAGCCCACTTCACCTCTAGACTCATTGTAGTCTATAATATCCATGTCCGAACTCGAACGCATGAAAAGAAATTTTTATATTTTATGTTATGTGGTGTGCGCGTTGTGAACGCAAAACCAACGTCAAAAGAGAGGTTGGTCCATATTGCACCACCAAGAACCTTTCGGCTTGTGTATGTGTCATGAGTGAGTTCTACATAGTGTGGAACTCAATTTCAAGGTCAATGGTGCACCACCCAACCACAGTGGTTGGGGTTGCTCCACCGCCTCCCACAAATGTGAAAACACCGGCAGAGGTTAGGGACAAGTCCGACGCCACACCAGTTGTTTTCCAATTTGAAAGCCCTTGTCGCCAATACGACTTGGGGGGAGCTAGTACCAACTGCTCCACTCCATTTGCCACCCCAGCATAGTCATCATCTAGGACGTCTATGACTGAGACGTCATAAGTGAGCGGATTGTTGGACACGTTGCCAATGATATAATAGGGACTTGCTGCCCCACCTGTCACGGTGTAAGTCAGTTTAGCGTCTACGAGACGCCAGAACTTGAAACTACCGAGCAGAGTTGCCACTTTCGGTGCCCACGAGGGGAATCCGTCCGCAACTGTCATGCTAAACCCACCATGACTGGTATCACTGAGAACTTGGAACGTTGCGCGCATGGAAGCCCTCCCGGGTGATTCCTGGCTCATTACAGAGGAAAATGGTTTGCTAACCACCAACCCCTTTACTGCACTAGCTTGTGTCACATCACGTTGACGTTTACTACGTCTCTTGTTCCGGGTTGTAATGCCACCCGGTGTCTTATTTAAATTTTTATTATTTTTAACCATCTTCACAATATTTACCACTAATATTGTCATTAAAGACTAGAAGGGAGCTCCCCGGATATCCGATAAATCGGCTTCCCAGTCGCAGCCCGGTTTGTACTCCCAGTTGCGGTAGTACTCCTCGAGGGCCACTTGCTCATCGGGTGTTATGTCGAAGGCCACAAAGAAGGAGTAACGAGCGTCACTACTTACTTCTTCATGCCGAGCGTGTAGTCCTTTGGCCATTGTGGACATGCCACTTTGCCACCCAACGGACTTGGTTAGCTTACTTGGTTTCCCATGCCTCACAAAAGAATTATACATCTCCTGCATGACTGGTACTCCACTGGTAATTGCCAACCCACACTCCCCAACTGCTCCCATCCACTTGGACGAAGCTGTTGGTTTGGATATGTCAAACAAGCAGATTGAATCTTTCTCGCGGGACTTATTAAAACCCCTGCACATAACGAGACCGTGGTGTCCATATACTGGTTTGCACTGGCAGAATTCCACCTCGTGTATATCATATACGGGTTTCTCTCTGGTCATCACAAACCCCATAAGGTCGAACCACTCATCCAATCCACGTGAAAACTTGTCTAAATGCTCAGCCTCCATAAAGACAACACAGTCATCACCGTTGTTTGCCAACTCCACGTCGACTCCCCTTTCCCTAGCATATGCGTGTATCATCGCACACATGATGAGGCAATTTCCTAGAGCAGTGTTCATGTCCCCTGAGAAACGCTTACCCTGCACCTTGTACTCCAGCCACCCATCTTCACATCTACCAAACCCAACGTTATCAACTTGCCAGCGTAAGAGCTTCCGAAGCTCGCTGGATTGAAACACTGAGTTGTAGACACTGTGCTCCCATTTTAGCATCTGCGGACTTACGTGTTGATCAAACCGGCTGGCATCTAAACCGAGAGCTACAGGCTTATCAAACCTTGTAAACTTCTTGTTCAGAATGTCAGCAGTTTGCACTGCGTTAAACCCCTTCACAACTACTGGGGTTGCAGATCCGAAGACTTGTTGAATAGCCTTGTAGATCTGATGCTCTATTGGTTTCAGATACCTACCAACACCCACATTATACACTGGCCTCCTTGGCTGGATACATCGTGGTGCCTTATTGGAAGGAACTTTTTCACATTTCACAAAACTGTCACTGTACGCGTCACGTCGCCGTACACCATGGGTGGTGAAGTCTACTACTGCTTGGTCATAGATGGTTCTCTTACGTCCCGTGTACATCTCAGCAAATTGCTCAGGGGAAACAGGGGAGGAGATACCCAACTTAATGACTAGCTCGCGGCGGAAAGCTCGCAACGTTTGAAAAACATGCTTTTCAGCAGGTTCCTCAATTGCTACGTACTCCCCATCCACTTGATGGTAGAAGACCCGCTCTAACAGTGCTGTCTTGAGTGTGTTGAGATTTGGATCGTTAACTTTTAATGTCCTTCGATCGTCGGAGATCCCGTTTATTACAAACATCCGACGACTACGACAGGCAGCCTGACTGTTTAGGTGCACGGTCAGCTGTGTGTGCTCGAGATTACTCTCATGCCTCACACCTTGCACCACAGACAAGCCCCCTCAGTCGTCCCTGAACCCGGCAGTCTTCTTGAGTTGTTTATACTCAGACTGTCGGTCAAGGGCAACCATGCAACTGGCCATTTCCATTCCCGCTAACTCATACTTGTCAGGGACGAACGCTGCCGCAATAATCAGCGGTAGCACTCTCTGGATGTGCGTGTGACGGAGGTTGTTTTCCCGCATCACTTCAGTTGCGTACCTTCGAACGGCTCGAAGGTTGGCCTCGGTGGGTTTCGGTGTACCGAATTTGGCTTTTACTGCTGCGGTTATCTCGCGGCAGTAATTACCTTTCAAACCAGCTCGGATTCGACGTTTGACTGTCGCCTCCTCGCGGTCCTCCACCACTAGTCCGGGTCTTGAAACCTCAACTAGCTCTTCACTCAATGCATCATTGCACCCATCCTC